ATCATTTTCTATCTCCATTCATTATAAAAGGCGGGCACGACCCGCATGGGCTTGCACCCAGATTTACAACGCCGCACAGGGCGCAATATGTGTTTTTTTAAAATCCTAGTATGTTCAAACATTAATCATTTCTCCAAGTTTTCAATTTGATCCCCTCGTCACCAAACAATGTAATTAAAACATATGAAGTTCCCGAACTAACAGATGCTAATATAAGCGCAGTCGCAAAAGAATTATCAAAGGTAAATAGTTCTGTGTGGTTATTTAGCCCCCACAAAAAAAGACCAACCCACCAGCCCATACACATGGGGCAGTGGAAGAAATGATGCGCCGGTCGAATCTTATTAAAAATCCTACCGTACACTAAAATTTGTGTAATGCCATAGGAAGCAAGTATAAAATATAATAAGATCATTCAGAAGTGTAGGTTTGCGAACCACGAAGATAAGGGGAGGCAGGGTTGATAGAACCCTTTCGTGAGGTTTCAGGGACTTCGCCAAGCTCCGTTGAATCTTCTGAAGTGGGATGAGTGTACCAATCATCAATTTCATTTTCATAAAACTCCTCAGTCTCAAACCGGGGCTTTTCATCTTCAATAAAATTGTATGTAGATAAGAGAACTATTTGTGCCGAACTAACGCCTTCATCGATTGCATCTGGGTATTTTGCTTGGATACTAGCAAACACATCACCGGCTTGAACCGAGGCTCGATCTATAACTCCCTTTTGTGAGAGATATTGGAAATAGTTATTTTGTGCCTGATATACTTCATCACTCATATCGTTTTTAGGAAAGGTAATAATCTTTTTTGATGCTGTATCAATAACTATATCGATATCTCGATGATCCATAATCATGATTTTTCCATCCACAGTCTTTCTGGCATTAAGGGATATTTGAGGATGTTTGGCTTCAGCAGATTCCTTTTCGGATAGTTCTTCGGCACTTTCGGCATCTGATGTTATTTTTATTTTAATCGGTGGCATTTTTATTAATCTCGTGTACCAATCCCTGTATCTTGATTACTTGCTGAATCATTTCCTTTTCTGGTTGTTTCTTTTTATATGATTCTAATAGTGCTATAATCTCTCGGGTCTTATCAAGCATCTCTTCATCATTCATAATTTCTTCTTTGGACAAAGAACTGTGAAGTTCTTCTTTTAATCGCTTGACTTCATCATTTAGAAATGATTTTAATTGTAAACTATTGTTCATAAAAGAGGATACAAACTTCGATAATAGTTCTTTTTGTTCTGCCAAAAGATCACTAGAATATTCTTTATTGAATTTTTTAGCAAACGTTTTATAAATTAAATTATCAATAGGAACCATCTTTTCTTTCTTTGCGCTACCAGGAGATATTGACATACTGTTGATGACTTCATTTTCTAAAAGCACTCTTGTTTTTATTGGAATATTTTGATTAAAAATTTGATAAATGGTGGCAAAGGATTTATAGCTGGGGACAAAATTATTCATCACTTCATCAGATAAATGTTTTTTGATCTTCCTGGCTAATTTGTTTTGCTCTGATAAAAGATCCTTCTTGTCAATACTTGTCCGCGACCTTTTGACTTCAGTTATAATCTTTTCTGCTGTGATCATTCTTACGTTTTCAGTTTTGGATATGGCATGATATAATTTTAGTTCCGCATATAGCGCAGTGTTATGATGAAAAGACTCTTTGATGATTTTCGTTATCTGATTCTTCAAAAGTATATCTCTTTTCAAAATTGCCTTAGTCAGTTCTAAAATAAGTGTTTCATATAAAAAAGCAGTATTCTTCTTTTTATTGTGCCTAAACTTTGCCATTTTTATTATTTTCCTCTTTGCCTAGATTAGCAATAATATTCTTAATCTCAATATTATTGCTTATGACCACCAACTCTTCTTTATCTTCCTTGTTATAATTAGTACGAATATGTTCATTTACGCCAATACCTTTAGAAAGTTGCTTTAGCCCTTCAAGTCCAGGGAAAACATTTCGAGGCGTATTCTTGCTGCGTTCCATGTTCACACTGCCCATCATATTTTTTCTTCTTCCGGCTTCTTCTCGATCATCGTGTTTTTCTGGAATGTAAGCCTTCCCTTTGTCATTTGGTGTATGGTGTGGTTTAGGGTTTTGAGTTCGCCACTTCATGTCATTACGCTTGCCCGGTTCAGCCAATAGAGTTTCGTCTTCTCCACCCTCTTCGTCATCACCAAGATCGTCACCAGGCTCATCAAAATCGTCTCCGCCAAGGTCGTCGCCGAAGTCTCCGCCACCCTCATCACCGCCGCCTGCTTCGGCAGCGCCCTCAAGCATCGCTTCAAATTTCTTGTCGTAAAACATTTCACGCTCATTACGAATGATTTCTTCATCAGAAAGATTGAGAAGATTTTTAGCAACCCATCGTTTGCTAAAGTATCCTTCAGTTGCGCCGCCAGCAATTTCAAATTTTGTACGCCAATGTTCCAGCTCTTGTAATTCTGCAATCTTGGATGGACTATTGAGGTGAAGCTTGAAAGAAAGTAAATCTTTTCCTCTGAACCCTAGCGTATACAGGTGAATAACTGCGATTTTTTCCAACTCAGACGTAACGCTTCTTTGTAATCTCTGAATTGTTCTTGCGAAACGAACATCCTTTTGAGCCAGCGTTGTTTTATCTTCTCCCCCTTCGTCGCCTTGTGTTAGGTAAGATGGTGGAACCTTGAGTGCTGAAAATAACTTATCACGCAAATATTTAACATCATCAACGTCCCCCGTATAAGTTCCTCCCGGCAAACTCTCTACTCTGGTATTAGAGGAACCTCCGCGTACTGGAATAAAATAATCCTCATCTGTGCTCATCGCATTATACCGAAGATCAACTCGACCTGTGGTTGCATCAATAACTTGATTCTTCTTCATTTGAACTACAATTCTCTGCATATGTTGTTCAATTTCTTTTTCAGGAATGCCACCAACATCAATATAAAAAACGCGGCGTTCAGGGGAACGAACAACACGATATGCCATCATAGCATCTTCTAGTAAAGTTAATTGTCGCCAAATGCGTCGGGAAGCCTCCAAGACTGATGTGCCATAAGGTGCATACTTATCATTTCCCAAAATTCTAAACTGTGCAATTTGCCAATTTTCAAAAGTCAATCCTCCACTGTTCCATTGATACTGAACATAATTGGGATTTAATTTATCTTCACCCTCAAGCCTTTCAATTTCGGCAGCAGGCAAGCCAATAACACTTTGGACTCCCATATCCTCATCTATATCCAAATATAAAAAATAATCGCCATACTTCACCATTGACCGACACCAACCAAATATATTGAATTCAATATTCAAGACATTATAAAACAGCTCATTAAGAACTTCTTTGAGTTCTTCGTTGGGACAATTGATTTGAAGAATTTTTTGTAACGTTGAAGATACCGTCATTTCATCGGCATAGATGTCCATCGCAGAAGCAATTTCGGGCATATATTCCATCTGATCAAAATCCATATATCTTTCCGCACGATTGATATTTTGATATGCAGCAGATCTCAAGTTATCGAAAGGGTTATAAGATTCTTTCTTAAAGCTCAGACCACCGGGAGAGGTGAACTTATATTTATTTAATTGTTTTCTTTTTAGTTGACGTGGGTTTTGTTTTCTGCGATCTACAATTGGACCAGACAATAGCCTAGTCAATGCTCTAAAAAGTGGGTTGTCCGTGTTATTGGGATTATTTTTATTATTCATCTGTTATCCTTTTACAATCCATCCAAATTCATTATACATTTGTTTTGCTTCGTTTATTCTATCAGAAGTTTCATTCCTTTTGTAGCCTGTCATGCCCGGAATTGTCGTATTTAACTTGGTGCTAGAGATGACCATTGAATTTAAAAATGCTCTCTTGTATTGTAAATCTCTTGTATTCTCTTGCAAAACCGTATCTCTAATCCAACAAGTTATAGCTAAAGACATTACTAAGTCATCATTATAGCTTCGCTGAGCTTCCGGCCTTCCGTTTCTCCATACAAATGTTTTTAGTTCTTGATAAGTCCTCTCCGAATTTATAGTAATTAGTTCGTTGCGGACGAATTCTTCTAACTTGGCGACGATGAGTGGTCGCGTCTTTTGTGAAGTGGTGAAGCCTGGAACAGAGTTAGAAATTTGCTCGGCTTCATATTGTTCAACATATTGATGAGTTCCTTTAGTAGAATAATATAGATTTGGATAACCGGCATCAATGAGTTTTTCCAATACCGAGAAACCGATATTGTTATTTTCGACAACCAGCATCGCGTTTCCATATTCTTTTCCAGCATCAAATAAAATCCTCGCAAACAAATCAGTCGTGGGCTTGCCTCGGTATTCGGCAACCTGAACCATTGTGTTTGTATCAAAAATGTGAAACACTGAATAATCAGCGCCGTCGCCTCGTGAAACATCACCAACTAATAGATATTTATTATCTGGATTATAGCGTTCCCAAATCCAAAAGTTTCTATCAAAACCTGTTTGGTGTTCTGGACTACGACAAGCCGCTACCATTTTATTTAAGTTATCGGGGTGAATAACTGTTTCACCCGACGCATTAAAATTACACTCATACTCTTGTGCAACTTTACGACGCGAAAGGTTTCTAGTTGTCTCATCGAACCAGGCTTGATCTCTTTCTGGGTGTAGAGTCCAATGAAGTATGGTTGGGTGAAAATCATTTTCACCAGCTTGTGAAGAAACATAAGTTTTATGAAACCAGTTGCCAACCCCATTAGGAGAAGACAAAGCGATACAACGGCCGCCTGCTGCCATTGTGGGTTGAAGTGCTGTCCATAAATCACTGAAGCCATCAATATGGGCGGCTTCATCAATAACAAGCAAAGACAAAGCCTCAGAGCGTCCAGCGTCGGAGGAGGTTGACGAAGCTTTAATTTCCGATCCGTTACTCAGCACAAAAGAAGATCGGTTATCAATCGCAATTGAAGCTAACTGATCAAACCAAGGAGGTAATAATTTGATCATCGCTTTTACTTTTTTTACAAGATTGGCTGCTGTACTAAATTTCGTTGCAATAACAAGAACATTTTTATCACGATGAAAAAGAAGCATCCACGAAACATATGCGGCTGTGATTGTTGAAATACCCATTTGACGGGACTTAAGAATTACGTTGTTACGGTAGTCATTAAACTTCTGTAAAAGATCTTTTTGGAAGTCCCAAGTCTTAAATGGAATTTGCCCACGTTGAGGGTGAGCAATCTTACAATAATTATCTATAAAATAAACTGGATCTTTGCCACACTTAACAAGTTCTCGGACAAGTTCTTTTTTAGAAAGATATTGTGACATACATAGTAAATAGTTTTAGGCTTTGCCAACCATTACTGCTTTATATAATTCTTTCATCTCTTTTTTGCCAAGAACAATCTTTTTGAAATTGTTGGGAAGCTTCAAAATTGATGATAAAAGCGCCTCGTATTCGTCTTGCTTATCAATCTTGTCGATGTAACCTTTCATTCTGTCTTTCAGTTTTTCAACGTCTCCAGGCATCTTTTTATCAGGTTCTCTATCTACAGGAGCTTCTTCCTCTGCTTCCAAAGCAAGTTCTTCAGCAATAATTTCTTTTAGTTTTGATTTAGTTAGTTTCATGTTCTTGGTTCCTCGTCTCTTTTTCCTGAAATGTTTTCTGGTTTTTTGGTTTTTGGAAACTTGTCTTTTCCAAGACCAAGCCAATTCTTGATGCTCGTATCCAAGCGTTCTTCTACAGTGTGTCCTAGCTCGGGTTCATCTGGGATTCCACCAATCTTATATTCTTGTTGGGCTTGTACCCAAGACCTTACCTTGCTCGTAGACTGAACAATCATATGTGGTTCGCTGTCTTTTGGCTTAGTTAGTGTAAGACCGTTGCCCGTGATCTTTTTATATTCCTTCTTTAGAAAGTTCGCAATATCTTGGAGTCGTTGTTCGATCTCTCCTTCATAATCACCCTTGTAAACTTCACGCAAAGTAACTTCACCCTGATACTTGATAG